CTCTTGGAGGTTTTATAGAGAAAGAAGAAAATCTAAGTCAAGAAGGAGATGCTTGGGTCTATGGGGATGCCCGAGTCTCTGGGAATGCTTGGGTCTCTGGGGATGCTCGGGTCTCTGGGAATGCTTGGGTCTCTGTGGGTGCTCGGGTCTCTGGGAATGCTTGGGTCTATGAGAATGCTCGGGTCTATGGGGTTGCTCGGGTCTATGGGGTTGCTCGGGTCTCTGGGAATGCTCAGGTCTCTGGGGATGCTCAGGTCTATGGGGATGCTTGGGTCTATGAGAATACTTGGGTCTATGGATATGCCCGAGTCTTTGGGAATGCTCGAGTCTTTGGGAATGCTTGGGTCTCTGGGAATGCTCGGGTCTTTGGGAATGCTCGGGTCTATGGGGTTGCTCGGGTCTTTGGGAATGCTCGGGTCTCTAGGGATGCTCGGGTCTCTAGGGATGCTCGGGTCTCTAGGGATGCTCGGGTCTCTAGGGATGCTCGGGTCTATGGGGTTGCTCGGGTCTATGGAGATGCTCAGGTCTATGGATATACTCGGGTCTCTAAAAAAGATAATAAAGATAAATTTGAGTACCACATGAAAAGGGTAGAAGAGAGGCACCTACTAAAGAAATCAAATGGACAATAAACAATGCCCCATATGTGCTTCTCTAGGTAGGGACAGAGACAAGAACAACTTGTTTAAATCTTCCTACGGAGATTTCTGGTTATGTAGACAAAACGGTACAACGCATGAAGCCTATTATGAACGTGATGGTAAATCAATAGAGGTGCAAGAAACCTATATGAACATAGAAGAAGTACAAACCCTTCCCTTTAGTATGTTGTCTGACCGAAAGATTAACAAAAGCACTTGTGAGTTCTTTGGTGTACGGGTAACAAAGGATGAAATAACAGGTGAGGTTGATGCGCACTATTACCCAAATACGAAGCACGGAAAGCTCTGTGGTTACAAGGTACGGACACTCCCTAAAGACTTTTCCAAGAAAGTTGGAGAATTAAAAGGAACTGTAGATTTATTTGGCCAGTCGGTCTGTCCACAAAGCGGAAAGAAACTTATGATTACAGGAGGCGAGCTAGATGCCCTTGCAGCATTCCAAATGCTAAAAGAAAGGTATCCCCAGTACACCCCTTGTGTTGTGTCTCTACCGAAGGGGGAAAACGTGTCCGCAGTAAAGGACAATCTGGAGTTCATCAAACGGTTTGAAGAAGTAATCATCTATACCGATATGGATGATACAGGACGTAAGTGTGCAGACAGTATTGCCAAACTTATCGGACCCCGATCCCGTATCATGGCTACATCTGAAAAGGATGCCTGTGATATGCTTAAAGTAAACAAACAAGGAGAGTTTATAAATGCATACTTCTCAGCAACAGCACGAAGACCGGAGGGCATTGTATCTGGGGGAGAGATCACCCTTGAACGAATCAGGACAAGAACTATTGAAGGATATGATCTCCAATACCCATTGTTATCACGAATGCAGGGAGGCTTACGGAAGGGAGAGATTACCACACTTACAGCAGGATCGGGGGTGGGGAAGTCTACTCTGGCTAGAGAAATTGGGTACTATCTTCGCGCTAATCATGACCTTGTGGTTGGTAATATATTTCTTGAAGAACCTTTGAACAAGACAGTACAGGGTTATATTGCCATTGATAATAATATCCCCTTGGCAACTCTTAGGAAGAATCCAGATATACTTACTAATGAACAATGGCAAGCCAGTTACGATAAGCTGATAGCACAGAAATGGTTTGGTCTTGAACACTTTGGGTCTTTGCCTACTGAAGATTTACTTGATAAGATGCGACACTTGGCTTATGGAGAAGGTTGTGATTTCATTATCCTTGACCATCTATCCCTTGTCTTCTCAGGACAAGAAAGCGGAGATGAACGAAAGGATATCGACCGAGCAATGACTGAACTTGCTGCCTTCTGTAATGAGTCTGGGGTGGGTTTGTTGTCTGTTGTACACCTTAGGCGTAATAGTTCAAAAGGATCATTCAATGAAGGTAATCAAGTTAGTGTTACTGATCTTCGGGGTTCTGCTGCCCTCGAACAGTTATCATGGAACATCATTGCCTTGGAGCGAGACCAGCAAAGCGAAGAGTCCAAACATATTTCTACCATCCGAGTATTAAAGAATCGTGAGAATGGTTGGACAGGTACAGCAGATGTTTGTGAATATAGTTTTGATACAGGTAGACTTTTACCAAGAGAAGTAACACTACAAGGAGATTATTAAAATGGAATGGACAGATTTTAAAGTAGGACAACGTATCACCTGTGCTGATTATGTTTGTGTGGTGATTGAGGCCCGTCCTCAGGATCAGCATGTGTTATATGAAATTAAGACCCATCATGGAGTAACGTACCCCAAAGAACAAGGTCTAGTAGATTCCCCAAGGTATTGGAGTGCTCTCATCGACCCAATAGACAAGTTCTGCTATCACATGAAACGGGTAGAGGAAAGGCACCTACGAAAGGCTATAGCATAGCTAGGAGGCACGATCTATGACTAACCCATACCTGTACCTAGATATTGAAGCTGATGGCCTTCTAGAGGCTTCTACGCAAGTCTGGTGTATTGTTGCCTTTGATGGGGAGAAATATCTTATTTGGCATATTGACACAGAGGAGGAGTTATGTTACCCTAAGACTTATATAGTATATAAAGATATACAAGAGTATCTATCTCTTCTCTCTTCTTATACTCTTGTAATACATAATGGTATCTCTTATGATCTACCTTTACTTGACAAGCTATATGGGTATAAGTATACTGTTAGTAGGGATGTAGTAGTAGATACTTTACTACTATCATCATTACTATATCCAGATAGGGAAGGTGGGCATTCATTAGAATCGTGGGGAGAGCGATTAAAATTCAAGAAAGGAGAACATACAGATTGGTCGTGCTTCAGCAATACCATGCTTCAGTATTGTATAAGAGATGTGGATGTGCTTCGGAGAGTTCATCTTGCGCTTCAAGAAGAAATGCAGGATTGGGATTGGTCACAGGCAATAGATATTGAATATCGTATTGCTGATATAATGACCAGACAGGAAAGTTATGGTGTTCTCTTTGATTCTGGTAAAGCTGAGAGCCTTCTCAGCAGAATCGAAGAAGAACTTTCTGAAATAGAAAGTAAGGCTCTTCTGGATATTCCTCTTACGGCTAAAGCAGTCGGTAAAGAGGTTATGAAACCATTTAAGAAGAATGGAGAATATTCACAAGCTGTTATTGATTGGATAGGAGAACAGTGATGCCTGATATAACTATGTGTGATAATTGGAACTGCCCCAGTCAGAATGAGTGCTATCGCTTTATAGCTGAACCTGATATGTACCAAAGTTATGCTTACTTTGAAATAGAGGAAGGAGAAAACAAGTGTGAATATTTCTGGCCCCTTTACGAGACTCTCATGGTCTCCAATAAATCTAAATAGTTCTGCCCAAGTCAAATCCTATCTACTTAATCATGGATGGGTTCCTACTGAGTATAACTATAAGAAAGATAGTAATGGACGTGATCTTTATGATGAGAATGGGGAAAAGATCAAATCTTCCCCAAAACTTACAGAAGATTCTTTTGATTCGGTGAGTGGAGACCTTCCAAAACTTATTGCAAGACGGAATATTCTCATACACCGTAAGCGTATGCTTAAGAACACAAGGAAGACCGATGATGAAGAGACTGGTTGGCTTAACTCCTTGCGAGATGACGGTAGGATATCCGCTGGTGCTTTTTCTCTTGGCACCAATACTGGTCGTATGCGCCACTATAATCTCGTTAATGTACCTTCTGTTGATGCTGTATATGGGTATGAAATACGGGATTTATTTACTGTACCGAAAGGTTATAAGTTACTTGGGGTAGATGCTGCTGCTCTTGAGGCACGGATGGCTGCACATTATGTTTATGTGTATAGCGGTGGACCTGCTATGGCAGACCTGCTTATTAATGGAGACATACATCAAAGTAATGCTGATCTATGGGGTTGCAGTAGAAAGGCAGCAAAATCCCCATATTACTGTTTATCATACGGGGGTCAAGTCCCAAAGTTTGCAGCTACAATGGGGTGTAGTCTAAAAGAGGCACAAATACACTTTGATGCTTTCTGGGCTACTTACACTCCACTAACAGAATTCAAGGAGGCAATTACCTCAGTTTGGAAGAAAAGAGGAGGGAAGCGGGGGGGTTATTTGGCGGGGCTAGATGGTCGTAAACTCTTTGCTCGTAGTGAACATGCTCTGGTCAATCTTATGTTCCAGTCAGCAGGCTCCATTACAGTGAAAGTGGCTACGATCTTTTTAGATAAGTGGATCAGGCAAAGGAAACTAGATGCACATCAAGTTATCCATATGCACGATGAAATAGAATTGGAGGTACGAGAAGACCACATTGAAGAGGTTTCCTATCTTGCATCTAAGGCTTTTATCAAAGCTGGTGAGTTTTTAAAAATTAATGTGCCTATTATCGGAGAACCAAAAATAGGAAAATCTTGGGCAGAAGTTCACTAAATGACTAGAATCTTATGCAGCTATTCGGAAGGTTTCTTCTAAAAAGAATTGGAAAGAGGTTGTGTCTAAGTATGATTTTTAATTGACACCTCCCAACATTGGCTGTACAATATTAATCTATACTGTGAAAAGGAAATAACATGGGTCTGAGCAAAGGTTTTGAAGGTAAGAAGAAATCTAGTGGTCGTATCGAAGATGGTACTTATGTAGCCCGTATCGTTCAATTGATCGACTTGGGTATGCAAGAGATTGAATGGGAAGGTGAGAAGAAGCAGCAACAGAAAGTGTTCATTACTTTTGAATTCCCAACTGAACGAGTGGAAGTAGATGGTGTTGATCGTCCTCGTTGGTTGAGTAAGGATTACACTGTATCACTCTCCGAGAAAGCAGCCCTGTATAAGCTGCTGAAGGCCGTGGACCCCGATGGTAAGATCACCAGTAAGGGTCGCAATGTTAAAGCCATTCTAGGGCTTCCTATCATGGTTGAAGTGGGTTCTACCAGTACAGGTAATGCCAAGATTGTTAGTGTTGCGCGTCCAATGAAGGGAATGCCTATTGGAGAGTTGGAAAATCCTACTACTTTCTTTGATCTAGATTATGCAGATAAGGTTGTCTTTGACAACATGCCTAAGTGGCTGCAAGATAAGATTACCAATGGTATTGGCTTCAGTTCATCTGTCTTTGAAAAAGAGATTGATGATCTTGACCAGAACCCGTTCTAAGGTGCCTTATGAGTACGAATGATATTACAGGAGACGAGATAAAGACTAAACCTTCTTCTGGAGTTTATGGAGGAGATTGGGACAGAACTACTTTTTGTCCAGATGGGAACTGTACTAATACCAGTTGTACCCACCATCGTACAAAAGTGAGTATAACTAAACCTAATGTATGGTTCCTTGATCGTCCTTTTGATTGTAAGGACTATAAGTATGATGCGTAAACCGCTGCAATGTGAAACAGGGGGCACTAGGCTCCTTGTTGATGGGGATATCCTGCTCTATAGGATAGGTTTCACTACACAGGAGGAAACAGAGGAAATAGCGATTGTTCGTATGAACAACTATATTGATGAAATCCTTTTCAATAGTGGTTGTTCAGACTATACAGTGTACCTTACAGACAGCAAAGGAAACTTCCGAAATAAATTATATCCACAATATAAGGCTAATCGTACTGCAGATAAACCTAAGCACTACCCACTTCTTAAGGAATACTTAATTAATCACGAATATGCAGAAGTAGCTTGGGGACAGGAGGCAGATGATGCCCTGGGGATTAATCAAACAGAGACTACTATCATCGCCTCTATTGATAAAGATTTGTTGATGATTCCCGGTAGGCACTATAACTTTGTCAAGAACCAGCATATAAATATCTCTTATGAAGATGGTATAAAGAGATTTTATATGCAACTATTGACTGGAGACTCCACAGATAACATTCCCGGTCTTCCTAAAGTTGGTCCTAAAACAGCAGAGAAGATTCTAAATGGATGTGATGACGAAGAGTGTTATAAGGAAAGGGTACTTGAAGCGTACAAGAGCAAGTATCCAGACTTGGACGATGCTGCAATTTTAGAAAGGGTAAACCTAATTGGCAAACTTCTCTGGATTCGTAGGAAAGAAGATGAAGATTGGAGCTTTTGATGAAAGTTAAAGTAGATTTTGAGGTATTTTTTAGTAATGAGGGTAAGCAGGTCTGTAGAAGTTCTTCTGGTTTTTGTAGCTTCTTACTCTCTACTTTCAGTAATAGCTATTGTTCTTTTTATGGCGCCAGACTGTTAGAAAGGGATGAGAAGGGTTGGCTACTGCCGACCAGTGGTTGTCCTATTAAAGCTGCCCTAGAGGAACAGCCACATGCCGACATACCGAAGCAAGTTTGAAGAAAAGGTAGCAGCTAAATTTATCGAATTGGGTATTGATGCAGCTTATGAAGCAGAGAAGCTACCTTATATAGTTCCTGAAACAAAGAAAAATTACATACCTGATTGGACTATTGGGAATATACGAATTGAAACAAAAGGACGATTGACTGCTACTGACCGTAGGAAAATGATCCTCGTCAAGCAATATAATCCTAATATTCGTATTATACTCATATTCATGAACTCAGACGTTAAGCTGAGAAAAGGTAGTTCAACAAGCTATGGACAATGGGCAAATAAGGCTGGTTTTGAGTGGTATGATTGGCGTAAGGGTTTACCAAGACAACTAATAAAGGAACTAAAGGATGAAGTTACTATTTCTTGATGTAGAAACAAGCCCTAATATCGCTACAGTATGGGGTATCTGGCAGCAGAACATTTCCATTAATCAGCTACACGAAACAAGCCGAGTTATGTGCTATACGGCTAAATGGGCAGATGATGAAACACTAATTTTTGATTCAGAGTTTCAATCAACTCATTATGATATGATCGAAGGTCTTCATACACTTTTGTCTCGTGCTGATGCAGTTGTTCACTATAATGGTAATAAATTTGATATCCCAATTATCAATCGTGAGTTTCTTCGTTACTCCCTCACACCACCTAAGCCTAGTAAAAATGTAGATTTGTTGCAAGTTGTCAAAAAGCGGTTTCGATTTGTGAGTAATAAACTAGATCATATTGTCCGTGAACTAGGTATCGGAGAAAAGGCAGAAACAGGTGGACATGAACTTTGGTTGGAATGTATGGCAGGTGATCCTGCAGCATGGAAAAAGATGGAAGCCTATAATAAGCATGACGTGGTTCTTCTTGAAGGTCTTTATCGCCGTCTTATCCCTTGGATTACTAATCACCCTAATTATAGTCTTACAACTAATTCAGAGGTGATTGTGTGTACAAACTGTGGAGGTAGTCACGTGATTAAACGTGGTATGGAGAAGACTAAGACTCAAATGTATCAACGGTATCACTGTGAAGATTGTGGTACTTGGATGCGTGGTAAGTATACACTTCTTTCCCCAAAGGAAAGCAAGAATGTACTTGTACAAGTGGCCTGATTTTTGGTTACCGCCCCTCAATCTCTTTAATTTCCCAGAATGGAGGTTTTCTGTGCTATCTGAAGCACCACATGCAGATCATTATAAGAAGCTTGAACCACAACCAATCACAGTAATTGAAGACTGGCAACTTAATTATAATTTAGGTAATGCTCTAAAGTATATTTCTCGTTGTAATTTGAAGGGTAGTAAAAAGGCAGACCTACAGAAAGCTATTTGGTACATTGAAAGGGAATTAAAGAGTGATGAACAATAATTGTCATAACCCACATCAGGAACATTATGGAACTGACTCTTGAAGAATTTAAGGAGAGGCTCGCTTCAGAGTATTCTGAACAAGAGATTATTGATTTACTTGAAATAGACTCTTTTACGCTTGTTGAAGTACTCTCTGAATATATTGAAGAACATTTTGATGACCTAAAAGGACAACTTGATGACGGCTTTTAAAGTTAAAAAATTCATTCTTACTATCGAAGATAATATAGATGAAAATGGGTTTGTAGTTACTACTACTACTGAACCACCCATTCCAGAGGATATAGAGGAGTTGGAGACCACCCCCTCCGCAGCAGCTTTTGAATCTATTCTAGGTCACATCAGTTCTAAATTTGAGACTGACCTAAATGCGCGAAAGGCGGTACACTAAATGAGTCTTGATCCTATCAGTGCAGTATTGGATATTGGTAATACTATTATTACACGTATTTGGCCCGACCCTACACAAGCTGCTGAAGCTAAGTTGAAATTGCTTGAACTTCAGCAATCAGGAGAGCTTGCCCAGATTGCAGGGCAACTCGATATTAATAAAGTAGAGGCAGCTAGTACAAGTCTCTTTGTAAGTGGGTGGCGACCTTTTGCAGGTTGGGTTGGCGGTATCAGTCTCTTCTATGCAGCAATGGGAGAGCCTGTTCTACGCTTTGTTGCCACTGTACTTTATAACTATACGGGGTCTTTCCCTGTTCTAGATACGGGGCTGACGTTGCAAGTTCTTCTAGGTATGCTTGGTCTGGGTGGCCTTCGTACTTATGAGAAACTGAACAATGTAGCTAATAAATAATGGTACCGCTCATTTTAATGATTATTCTTTTAATCCTGTTGAGGTGATATATGGTAGAATTGCCAACACTTTATTCTGAAATTATTCATAGGAGTCGATATTCTCGATTCCTTCCAGAGAAAGGTCGAAGGGAGACTTGGGAAGAGACAGTAGATCGTCTCTGTAATTACCTAGCCAAAAAGGTAGGTAGAGGTGTACTAGAGTATGAAATGGAGCAGATTAGGGACGCTATCCTGTATTTAGATGTTATGCCCTCTATGCGTTTAATGATGACTGCGGGGGAGGCTTGTGATCGGGATAATATCTCTGCTTATAACTGTAGTTACCTTGCAGTGAATAATAAGCGTGCTTTTTCTGAATGTCTTTATATTTTGATGAATGGTACTGGGGTTGGTTTCTCTTGTGAACAACAAGAGGTTGCTAAACTACCTGATATCCCTAATGAGTTGAGAGATACAGATGACACGATTGTTGTGGGTGATTCGAAACTCGGGTGGGCAAAAGCCTTCAAAAAGTTATTGTCTAACTTGTGGGAAGGAGATATTCCACGAATCGACTTTAGCAAAGTTCGTCCAGCAGGTGCTCGACTCAAGACGTTCGGAGGAAGAGCGTCTGGCCCTGATCCTCTGCGACGATTGTTTGAGTTTGTTATCAACACATTCAAGCGAGCCAAAGGACGTAAGCTAACTTCACTGGAAGTGCATGACATTATGTGCATGATTGGTGAGGTCGTTGTAGTTGGCGGAGTACGTCGATCGGCTTTGATTAGTCTATCTAATCTCTCTGATCTTCGTATGAGAGACGCTAAGTCTGGTGCTTGGTATATTGATAACCCACACCGTAGTCTAGCTAATAACAGTGTAGCCTACACAGAGAAACCTGACGCTGAAACTTTCATGGAAGAGTGGCTCTCTCTTGTTAAATCTAAATCAGGAGAGCGTGGAATCTTTAACCGAAAAGCTAGTCAAAATCAAGCAGCAAAATGGGGACGACGAAGTAGTAGCCTCAACTATGGTACAAATCCCTAAGCGACAATGTGGGGATTTAAAACCCTCTCTAATTGACTTGGAAGTCAGCGACATGACGACAGGGCGCAAGCAAGTGAAAGCTGTGCAGCGTGAGAGACTGAGCGAGAGGGATTATATGTATTGTGTTTATTGGATTTGTTTGCCTAACCATTTGGATATTTATTCAGAAGGTTATGTGGGTATTACTTCTAACTTCCATGAGAGAATGAGGGCTCATAAGAAGAATAAACGTAAAAGCCACTTTACTTTTGCAAAGAATAAATATGGTTGGACTAATCTAAATAAAACTATTGTTGCACAACATCTTAGTTTATTTGAAGCACTTCTTTTAGAGAGAACTTTTCGACCAGTTATTAATATTGGTTGGAACTCTCAACAAGGTGGTGAATTAGGTGTTGAGCCCGGATGGTATTTAGATCAAACAAACAGAGATAAGCACAGTAAGGCTACATCTGAAGCGACTATTCTGGCTATTGCTGTAAAAGATACAAAAGAAGCTAGGTCAGAGCGAGCTAAGAAAAACTGGAAAGATAAATCAAAGTCTTATGAGGGTATATGTTCTGGTAGTAAGAACTCCAGAGCAATTCTTAAAGAAGAGCAAGTAAGGTATATTAAATACTCCCTTATACCTGCTGGCTTAAAAGATAGAGAGATTTCTGAAAAGTTTGGTGTTAAGCCGTATGTTATTAGTTTTATCCGTTCTGGTAAAAACTGGTCACACATATAATATGCGACAGTCCAGCGCACAAGTAGATAAGTCGATGTAACTCTACAGTGTGAGGCAGCGAAATTATCCTTCGAGATAAACAATTCTGTTAAATGATGGCAGAATTAAAACCGTGTGAACTCAGGGAACACCCAGACCGGGCAATCCTGACCCAAGTTAAATCGGGGGCAACGACTATCTCGAAAGAGAGTACACTCAAGTGAGTGGAAGCGCACGGCACCTAACGGTGATGATATAGTCTGAACTGCAAAGGAATTTGCAGAAGGGTATTGACAGCTATTTTAGTCAACATCCCTGCTACAGCCTAACGACCTGTAGTGAACATATTGAATCTTACTGAAGTCGTGGTACGACCAGAGGACACATTTGAAGACCTAAAGACTAAGATAGAGCTTGCTACCATTCTTGGCACTATTCAATCCTCTTTCACTGATTTCCAATTCCTATCAGAAGAGTGGAAGAAGAATACGGAAGAGGAAAGATTGCTTGGTGTGAGTTTAACTGGTATTATGGACCATCCAATATTGAATGGAACCTCTACAAATGTTAATGGTCACGAGATATACCTAGACGAGTGGCTGAGTGAATTACGGGATCATGCTAGGGAGGTAAATGAGGAGTGGGCAGATAAGTTGGGTCTTCCAAGGAGTGCAGCTATTTCTGCAATAAAACCCTCGGGAACGGTTAGCCAGTTAGTAGATAGTGCTAGTGGGATTCATGCTCGACACAATCCTTATTACATTCGACGCATACGAATGGATAAGAAAGACCCCATCTACACTTTCTTGAAAGATAGTGGGGTTCCCTGTGAAGATGAACAATTTAGACCAGACTCTACGGCTGTGTTTAGCTTTCCACAGAGAGCGCCAGAAGGAGCAGTATGTCGGAAGGATAGAACAGCACTTGAGCAACTGGAACTTTGGCTTACCTATCAACGCCACTGGTGTGAGCAAAAACCATCAATTACTGTATCAGTAAAAGATGAAGAGTGGGTAGAAGTTGGTGCTTGGGTCTATAAGCATTTTGATGAAATGAGTGGAGTATCTTTTCTACCCTTCTCGGATCATACTTATGTACAAGCACCTTATGAAGACATTACAGAGGAGCAATATAATGCGATGCTATCACAAGAGTACAAGGTGGACTGGTCCTTATTCAAGGAGCAAGAAGACAACACCGAAGGTGTCCAACAGTTAGCCTGTGTATCAGGAGTTTGTGAAGTGTAAAGAAAAGAAGAAGCCCCTTTCGGGGCTTTTTCATTTTGGTCTTTTAGTCTGGACCTTGAGGGAACGTCTGATCTTCATCATCATCATACGGTCTCTGATTTTCAGGCATGGCCATATCATTTCTTTCTTTTCTTGCCTTTCCTTGCATGACTCAAAGCAATAGCAACAGCCTGCTTTTGAGGTTTCCCATGTTTCATTTCAGTTTTGATATTAGAAGAAACAACCTTCTTACCCTTACCAGATTTGAGCGGCATTATTAAAGCCCCTTAAACCAATCTCGAACACGAGCAAAAGCTTCTTCAGTCATTACTACTACCTCTGAAGGGACACTTGCAATCTTCTGTTCAAGAGCAGATGCCTGAGCCTCTAGTTTAGCCGACTCTGCACGTAAGCTGGCAACCTCTTGTTGAATCACTTCTTGCGCTGTCATTATATAATCTCCAAAGTAACATCTTCCCCGTTTTTAATAGCTTCTTGCAACTTGGGGAAAAACGTAGCAAAAGCCATACGACTATTTCCAATAAAATCTACACCAACCCAAGTATTACCTAATAGGATACATCCTTCTGTATCCTTATCTGTATTACCTGGATGAATACGGATGCCCTCAAATCCAGGTACATCTAGGACATGGGGCATATCCTTATTAAACCTTGTACTAAAGTCCACAATGACTTTATAAGTACCTGTAGGTATAGCAGTCTCCCCTTTCACTTTCCATTGTTCTACAGGTACATTCTGCCTTTGTCTAACTTTATCCTCTAGAGTAAAGCAGGCATATTGCCCATTGATAAAGAACCTACCAAGAGTGTAATTAGTGCCGTATTCAAACCGCTTTACTTGTAGGTGCATCATCTTTCCCAAAGTATTTATTCTCGATAATTAGAAGAGCACGTGTACCCATGTGCCCGGATATGCCCACCATTGCCGCTGTCATTGCCCAGTTGATACCAGCAGAATCGCAAAGTAGAGCAGTGATAATACCTACAAAAGCAGAAGTACTAACTTCAACTAGAAACCTCATATAACTAAACTTGATCTTGTGTTTATCAATGCGGTTAAAGTAACCAACAGCTCCGCCCCATATAGCTAGGAGAACTACCCAAGAGTATGATAGTAGTGTTGCAAAGTTGTTATTCTCTGGTGGTTCGATGTGCATCATACTTTAGTCCGGTAGTTATCATTAGTACAATAGTCCATTTGTTATAAAAGCTGATCTAAGTTGGTTTACAGCATCTACTAGGGTATTAAAATCTGTTGCTGTGGGCGGCGCTGCAACATGACTAAGTACAGGGGGTGCTGGTTGAGGAGAGGGGGTGCCGCTTAAGTCTGTATAAGCGCCTGTATGAGCTACTGTAGATAGTCCAGAAACATCTGTATAAGGTACTTGTGCCTGCCCCGTTATAGGACTTGATCCGTTACCTTTTAGATAACCTAAAAGATTTGTAGCACCCGTACCGCCATGAAGTACATCAAGGATAAAGTCACCAAACTGAATACTTTGTATATATGTTCCAAGGTTCCTAAACCACTCTCTCCATTGCAGGTTCTCCCCGATCTTATCCTGAGGAATTGGGGGAAGAGTTTTAGCAGCCATTAGCAATACTCCAAATCAGTACAATAACCCATCTTATGAAGTTCTGGTAATTGTTTCTCCAGACGCTCTCCAATGTCAGTTCGGTACATAATGCTATTAGGGATATCAATCTTATCTTTGATCGTCTTGTAGCACCTCTCAGAGGCATCCTTGACGGTATCCCCAAGCCCTGTTACTGTACAAACATAATCACCAGCAGTAACAAACATAGGTGTATCCATCTTTACCTTATCACCTTCCATTGAGGGGGCTTTACCCCACTTGATCTCAGAAGCATGTATATTACCAATCAAATCTTCTTCAGTGATACCAAAGAGAGGATAACCTGAGCACTCTTTCTTGCTCTTATTTCCATAAGGATAGTCTGGCATAGAGATAACTACCCCAAAACCAATCTTACCCTTTACCTTCAAAGTATCTTTACCATCAATCATATCCAGCATCCATTGGATAGGATCACCACGATGTAGAGAAGTTTGAATCTGGAACAAAGGCCAGCCGGGGCGTGTAGTAAATTCCAAAGGCCACGGAGTTCCCTTATCATCAATAATACAGTTTACATCAATGTAGCCTGTATAGCCAATACCATGTAGGAAACCTTCAAGAGGCTTAAGCACTCTATCAGCTAATAGGGATTCTTCAGTATAGCGAAGAATAGTCCCTTGTTCTCCAGTAGCAACTCCCAAATCCCCATTCATGAATTTCTTGAATTCCCAGTTCTCCAGATAGTTCCGAGAGAAACCAGAGGCACCAAACCAACCCCCAACAGCCATCTCAATACCCTTATGGAACTCTTGAAGGACAAATTCACCCTTATAGGCATTCTCCTTCTTCCATTTCTGTAGCATAAAGATCAAATCAGCAGGAGACTTCGAGACGTAGCTAAGAGCCTTTTCACCATCTCCAAGAGGCTTAGAGACATACCGCTTGCCCGTCTTTTGTACGTGGGCAATGGCCTCATCGTATTTCTTGAACTTCTGCATAGGGATGGTCTGTATACCTGCACGTTCATGTACAGCAGCACCATATTCTCTGTCCTGTTCCCATCGCTGTCCTTCAAGATTACAACCAAAGATAGGGTAGCCTTGCTTACGGTATCGCTCAAGTTGATGCACATAAACAGTATTGTCTGTAACGAAGATAAGGTCTGCCCACTTCATATGGACTTCCCAGTCAGAGACTCTTTGTACAATACCATCACCAATCTCAGAACGAGTTTTATCCTTTTGGTTGTCCCTTATATAAAGACGTACTGTATGTCCAGCAGCAAGAGCACGGATAGAAAGATCAAGGCCAAGACCAAACTGGTCGATAATTAGGAGATTCATTGCGTAGATTTCCTTTTAGCCTCTTTCCTAGCTTTTCTTGCCTGTTGGCGGATACGTTCCATTTTATCCTCTTTTGTTTGTCCATATAAACCAAAGCCAAACTCTCCGGCTATTGCTCGTTGCATCCTCTCATTCATAAGAGAAGAGGAGGTTGTACCAAGCATGGATTGTGCCCCAAATGGTTCTACCTTACCCAAGATAGCAGCAAGTTTAGAGTCTACGGGAGGTCCATTAAGATATGCTTTACCACCAAGAGCAATCAAACCAGCTTGTGGGAAGAATGAAAGTTTATTAGACAAAAACTTAGATGGATTCTGTAGGAGTTCCGTTGCCTCAGCAGAGTGTTTAATAACCTGCATACTACGACCGTCTGGTAAATCTAGTCTGGTTTTATCCTTATTATCCCAAATAGGTCTACCCACTAGTGCATAATTAGCTGCATTAAGTATACCACCATAGATAATAGCTGTTCTCATTACATACTTAGCAGCTAAAACATTATTCAAATCACCAGAGTAACCAGGGATAGCCTTATACCAAGCACGAAGAGTAGAGAGTGTCCAATCAGGGGCGAAGATAGCAAGTTGAAGCATATCCCTACCCTTAGGATTTAAAAGGCCAGCAGCAAGCTTACGACCCATTGCTGTACGGGATTCTTCAAACACTTGGTACCAATTCAACCCACCAAAGGTATCATTAATAAAAGAACTAATTTGTCTTGCAGCTTGTTCTCTAGTCAGGTTACTAAAATCCTTACCCATAAAACTCTTTGTAGAATCCCACTGATGCAATAAGGTAAGGGCAAGGTTCCCTTTTAGTCCTGTGTGCGCAATCTCCCAAGTGAGCCTATCAACTTTACTTTGCACTGCATCAAACTTCTTAGCAGTTTTCCCTGCTATCTTTGTTCCAGTTAGTTCATCAACTAACTTACCAACCTTTTCAATAGACTGCACATCCACATCTGATGGGTGTTTCATAACAAGACCACCTTCACGGATTAAGAAATCCATGTTGTCCCCAAGACCTCCATTATGAAACATATAAAGAGCAGCTTTAACACCATCTGGTGATACTGCTTTTCTACCGCCGGCTAATAAAGCAGCCTCTATCAAAGACTTTCCGTGGAATAAGGAAAAAGACACACCGAGACGTTTAATTGCTGCATTAACATTCACAGCAGCTTTAGCAAGTTCATTAGTGGTTCTACCTTTTAACAACACTTTTAGAGGATCAACAATCTCAGGATGAACCCGGAGACCGTTTAATATTGATATACCTTCTATTGATTTGTAATCAGAAGGAGCTTTATCTGTTGGTTGTACTAGACGAGCAGAAAGCTTATCCCCCGCAACAGCAGCACCTTTTAGACCCTCAATCAGGTTCTTATCCTCAATAGCCTTTGTCATAGCACGGCCATAAATGGGGAGAATTTCAGAGGGGTCCATGGTCTTTACTTGAAGACCTGATCCCTCAAGAGCAGCATTCAATTCTTGAAAAGTATCATATTTACGTTCTTTTGTAAAGCGACGAGAACCGCCAGCACCATCTTGAGAAAAACCAAGTAAATCTTTAACCTGAGCAGCAAGGCCATCTTGACCTAGTTTCTCTACAATATGTGGTACATAGTTCTCAATGAAGCCACTCATAATTCCGGCATCTTTAGCAGCAACAGCAAAGGAATCCATCATGGATTTCCATGCATCTACAACCTCCTTCTCATGTGGTTGTAGCTTAATATTGTCCAGAGTACCTTTTTCATAAGCAGAGATAACCTCAACACGACGAGTTTGGTCTGGTATCTTTACCTTGATCTTATTGGCCATGTTAGTGTACAGGCGCTCCATTGCAATTTTGTTATTATAGTTTACACGAAACAGATCACCAGATTGTATTGATTTGGCTGCTGGTAACTCTCCCCATCCCCACAGACCAAGACCAGCTAAAGCACCCTCAATCTTACGGTCGGGGTTATAGTACACACCAGCAGCAACCATACTTGTTGGTAGTGCTGCTTTAAAAACAGCCTTTCTAAAATCATTCTTCAAAAGAGAAGCAGCTTTTGGCAAAGACCCGGCTAGGACAATTGAACCAATACCAGCAAGAACAGCACCCTCAACCTTTTGTCCCTCTGGTGAGGCTATATATCCTGCTGTAGCTGCACCAGAAACTAATGCCATACCAGCAAGAACTTTAACATTAGCTTGTCCTTTTTCTTTGAAAAGGTCTTTTGTACCTTTAAGAGGGCTTATTGCAGATTTAACATTCTTAGGATCAAATACGACAACTTCATGATACTTGTTACCAAACTTCATAACAAGCCCATCATAACCCCTATCAATTAGTGTTTGTCTTATTTGCTCATCTTCTGCGGGTGTTCTGCTCTTCTTGCCAAACTCTCTTACAAACTGTTCCTCAGAGATGGGATTTTTTAAATTAACGTGTGCAGGGTACATCGTACCCCCTTCAGGACTCTTTGCATAACCTCCTGCACGTACCTTACCTTCAGCAAGATAGACACCCGAACCATAGAGACCCCTACCCTTAGTGGGGACACCACCAGGAATGTGTGTATTCGTCCCGTGATAGAGCGTAACCAAACGCCCTTCTTCATCTTTTATAACAGAATCTTTGAACTCTGGGAAAGTCTCTAAGAAAGCTTTTTCACGGACGCTAAGGTCTTTTGGTTGTGCTTCCTTCATATGTTCATTCCAAGCAGCGTCTAAAGACTCTTGTTTTGATCTCTCCGTAGTATTTGTAATCTCAGCTACAGGTTCTTCTACCCTCTTAGGTGCTTCTACTGACCCCTCAGTAGGAGGGGGAACCGAAGGTTCCTCAGCAGGAGGATTTACTTTGGTAGCAGTCTTGATATCCTCTGCTTGTTTAGCTAAATCACCCTCAGGCACATGCTCAGGAGCGGTCTTGATATCCGCTACTTTTCCCTTCAACCCCTTCACAACTTCAGCAGCCTTAGCGGGACCAAGGATCATCAATCCATCTTCCATCTCTTGCACATAAGAAGCAGCCTCTTTTCCGAAATGCTTCTCGGTGTATTCGATAGGTTTAGCCAGCATTTCTCCAATATGGTTTTGGATTTGCTGTGCAGCACTCTTATCTACAATATGTTTATCTTTATATAGGAGATCGACCATCTTACCATAGCCACCAAAGAAACGGTCAAAATGTTCGTGTGCATCCTTGACAGCATCTTGGGCAGCGGTACCTGCATGGATGTCTGGATTAATAGTAGAGAGAACTAGCCTATTAATAGTCCCACTCACTTCATCAACAGTACGAGCAACGAAAGGGACACCACCTGCCACTAGATCAAGAATAGATGCAGCAGTACCTACTACCTTCTGGGTAGTAGTCTCTTCTGGTTCTTTTACAACCTTAGCCGTAGAAGGATCAAAGCCACTTTTTTTATCGGGTCTTTCACCTTTAATAGGGTCAGCGGTGGATGGGTCAAATACCTGCCCATGCTTTCCCATAGGTTTACCGTTCCAGCTAAGAGCAGGTGCAGGTTTCCCCGCCTCAATATCATCTATAGTCTTCTGCATACTTGGATTAGAAGAATGCAGAGTCAGGTTCTCTTGAGAGGGTTCCACAAGTTTGGCAGTAGATGGATCAAAAGCCATTATTGTACTGCCACCCATTTACCATTCTCGTACTTAGCTTTGTTGCCGTTAGCATCGATATAGACCTTACCTTCTTCAAACTGGGAAGAATTACTCTTCGTAGAAGTTGGTGCTACATTTAGACCATTCCGTCTCCAATCCTCCTGCATCTGTTCTTTATAGTTATTATAAGAATCTGTTAGCCTTTTAATCTGGTTTGCAACGTCTGTTTTATATTGGGAGTCTGCTTTCATACTGTTATATTCAGACATCAATTTGTTGTACTGAGACATATATTGTGAATGCACTTTATCCCGTTCTGCTATAGCTTGCTGTATAGTAAATCCTTTCGACCCACCAGTAGCAGAGGTACCACGACCGCCTGTGTACTTCTGAGCCTTAAGGGCTTCTGCTTTAGCCTTAATCATATTAGCAGTAGCATTAGTTTCAGCAGCAGAAGCCTTTGCTCTATCAAACTCACTCAGAATCTCATTCTTTCTAGCAGCGTCTTCTGCTTTCATTCTATTAGTAGCAAGCTCCATCTGATCCTTAACAGACATAGTTATATTCTTTACAACTTGTTTCTTGGCTGCAAGATCAGGTGCCATTAAAACAGCCATCTTTAATTGTTTTATCTTATTAGGGTCCCCACCTTGTATACGGTCAAGTGCAGAAAAAATATCTTGTTCATTTTGAGCAGCATCCACAGTACGAGCAACTTCTTCTATACCCTGTGAGGTCCTGTTCATATAGTCTTGTACATCAGCTCTATAGTTTCCCTTAGCAATCTCCGCCAACTGACTATAGTGCTCAAATACTTTAGGGCTACCCATCTTAGCCGCTATCTGAGCAGCTTGTCTATACATACCCTCATTATTACGAGGGGGTGTTAGATCAACAGAGGGTTGTTCAGGTTTGTCTTGTGAGAAACCAGCAGGAGTTTTAGGTTGTTGTTGTTGTGCAGCAGGAGTGCTACCCTTATCCTGCAAAGGAAGGCTAGGTTGAGAGCCAGTAGGAACAGTGGGAGGGGTACCCTGTGCAGGAGTACCTGCTGAAGGTGTAGGCGTGCCCGTAGAGGGGTCTGTAAAGCCCGTAGGGGCTGCCGGGGCACCTGGCGAGGGGTTAGTACTAGGTTGATTCACAAAAGCCGCTAGAGAGGCTTTCTCAGCGTTTATATCAGCTACCCCTTGAATGGCTTGTGCCTGTTGTAGATTCTGTTGAGCAAAGACATTGGCCATGTTGCCAATATTTTCACCAGATTTTAAGCCTTCATCAAAAGCCTGTGTCATTAGCATGATAGTTACCAGGGGGTAGTAGTTGGTTGGTATACAACTGAATTTGTATTGGTATAACTTGGATCAGTATTCCACCCACTATTAAGATTTGGGTTATTAGAAGCACTGCCAGAATTATAGCTATTATAGAGACTACCTAATCCACCTGCAATCTGACCAAGACCAGCATACTGATTCTGTTGTGCAGTCTGTTGAGCATTATAAGCAGATTGAGCGCCACCAAGGGGTGAAGAAGATGCACCAGACATTTGAGAAAGGTTACTGATCATTTGTTGGTAGTAATTACCAGCCTGATTCATGCCGAGGTTTTGAAGAGCGATTTGTTGGTTGCCAGAACCAACCTGTCCAGTAGCCGCCATACCAGCATTAACAGTATTCATACCCTGTTGTAGTTGAGAAGCAAAACCAGGAGAAGAGTAAGCTGTCTCTGGGTGCGTCAAAAGGTTATTCAACTGTTGAGCGTTACCTGCCCTATAAGGTGCATAGGGATCGTATGTAGAGGCACTGCCCCCACCTCCCCCACCTCCCCCGCCTCCACTATTAGAAAGCGCGTTAACCCCCGCAGCAATACCAACAACTGAAGCAACTACTGAAGCAGACATTTAATCACCCATCCAAAGATTATTCATTTTCATTATATACCGATAGTCTATAGTGAGTTCATCACCAAGAACACCACCACGCATTCCCTCTATCTGTTTATCTGCTATAAGGTAAATATCTTCATTGGTATTGAAGACAACTGTGCAGTTTGGGTTTTTAGAATGATTAACCAAATACCCTGCTGGCGTTCTCTTCCCATTAAGCCTCATTGGGGCGATAGACATTCCTTTGAGGAATGGTGCAGTGGCGAATAGACCTTTACCGTGAATAGGAGAATCAGAAGGACAAACCATGTAAGTACCATCTGGAAAAGGTATCTTATCTTCAGAGTAGTTTACCACCTTCTGTACATCCTCTTCTGTCCATCCAGACTCTTCAAGAACTTTTAAGTAATCTTGTCGGTCCTCTTCATGATCTTCTTTAGCAGAAGCTAATCGACGTTGTTTAAGCTCCTCCCAAGAATCAAACCCCTTAAACAGGGTTTTCTCTAGGACTTCGACATCTGTTTCTGTTGTAGCGTAGATATTTTGCCACACAACATCTTCAAGGATATACCCAACCTTGCTTCCCGGTTGAGCTACAAAGATAAAAGGGGCTACGAGTTCTTTAGCTATACCACCATCTGAAACAAGTATCCTACCTTTAAGTAGGATGTTCATATGTGCATGGTAATGATCCTGACCAACCACAAGAGTACCAGCAGGATAGTGAGCCTCTCTGATATAGATACCTGGACCAAACCTATGATAGACTGGGCACTCAACTTGCGGTTTATCGTAAAGAGCTACTGCTAGTGCTTCCTTGCTTTCAACAGAAGTAATATCAAAGTTCTCCTGTTGTGTTACTGCAAGAACAGCCTGATCGTTAGCTTTCTCCAACATTGAAGTCAATTTCTGCTGCCTCTATTCTGATAGGTTGGTTATCTGTACTTAGGAACTCCCAAGCCCTGCGGCGAGAGCTTCCTAGTTGATGTACCTTTGCTCGTTCTGCCATCAGGTTTACTTGCCTAGAACCTGACCAGTTCTGGTAATCATCTTGTGTGTATCGGATATTCATTGTAGCAGGAACTTTGTCACCTACTATTTCCACTTCATTATAGAACTTACGTTTAGTAGTTCCACCATCAAGTAGAGGAGTTACAACACGGAAGAAGATAGGTTGACCATTATCTTCATACGTGTCATCACTCATTGAGTATACAGAGCCATTAGTATAATCTAATAGATAGTATACCTGATTAGGTCCAAAGTTACCAGAATAAAAAGAAGGAGAAAAGAATTGTTCTTTATAAACACCATTACTATCCTTAGTATATGTAGTCCATTGTACCCAAAACTTCTCGTTCACGTCATATACTATTGTAACATTTAAATCAAGCAGTGTCAAGATATAGAAAGTATGTCCATTGTATTTAAAAGTATAGGAGTAGACAGTATTTAGAGTGCTATTAGAGAGTATTCTATCTACATTAGCTGTAGATATTTTAGTAGGAGAAATACCTTCAAGTAGATAGACACCAGGGCCAGTACTCTTAGACTGGCCTACCCAGATAATAGATTGGTCTATCTGTGTAATTGAACCACCATTAGGGCAGCCGATCTCGAAACCATAAGGTGCAGCAGGAAGCAGAGGAGATGCGGGGGGAGCTGTACCCGCATCGTAGAAGAAGTTGGTAGACCACTGACTAAATGCGGCAACATAATTTAGATGTTTACAAATACCAGTTAGTTGGTCTGGTTCTGCTTCAGAGGTAATATAACCAAGGGCACTCCATGTTGTCGGGTCATTAACACCACTAGACCACAACTTACCGTCTGGGGTACCAACGATAATATAAGTATCGAGGTAAGCCACACCCGGAACCAAAGGTCCGGTAGGGAAGGCATTAAGAAGCACCTGTGCAGTAGCCCCAGACCCCGTAGTATCGGTTATATGAACTGGTTGTGTACCTATGTAGCCAGACCCCCCAGAATAGATCGTAGAGTCTGTTATAACACCCCCTGAGACTATCAACCCGATACTGGCAGTCCTACCCGCATAAGCGATAGTTGCAGTACCATCGGTAGCTTGTCCAGTAGTAAAGGTGGGCATGGTACTTCCAGTAGTACCTGTAACTACTACAGTATATAGATTACCACCAGCAGCTAATTGTTGTCCAGTTGTCACACCCAGAGAAGCAGTCCAAGGGATACCTACAATAGCAACAGGAGTAGTGGAATAGCCACTCCCACCAGATAGAACTGTAAATGTAGATACACAATCATTAGTCAGTTCAATAAGACCAGACCTACCACCATAAGGCCCAGAAGGCCAAATAGAGGACTGATACCGTGAACTATACACATAACCATTTTGTTGGTTATGCATAAAGAGAATACTGTCAAAAGTAACTGTCATGTGAATCGTTCAGTCATTAGGGTTTGAGTATAGTAACACTGTTTAAATTCACTGGTAAGGGCACCGCCAGATGTTAATTGACCTATCTGTGTATAGGTAGAACCATTTATAGAGTAAAGAGTATTCTGAAGAACAGCATAAAAGTTCCCATCAAAGTTTAGAATACACTGCCCAATCTTAAATGGAAATACAAGAACAGTTGATATCCCAGGACGCTTAATACCAACAGTGATGTTTTGTTCTATTGTCTCGGGATACCCATTAACCATTTTAGCATCAATATTTAATGTGCCATCTCTTGTTTCGATGTCTTGGGCAAGTGGGATACGTTCTCTGCTCATGATACAAATTTAAATTGAAAACGTAGTTGTGTATTCATACCAATCTTTTCCAATTCTGCTGGTACACCAATTTTAAGCAAATACTCAATAGTATAACGATCCCGTTCCCTACGCATATAAAGGTTATTACTACGAGTGTATGCTAGTATAATATCATTATTTATAGTTTCTAATTGTCTCTTGTCATCCAAGGCTACTCTAGGGGTCTTGTATGTACTTCCGTAAATCGTTGTAGTATACCCTGGGATAGTCGAGTCATACCAGTAAAACTTAGCTGAACCATTTTCTACATATGCAATCTGATACCGCATATTCTGATCGAAGGTAAAGCTAACTTCTGTACAGTTTACTAGACCACTTAATGCAACAAACTCGGGAGTATTGGGAGCAGAAAGAAGTATCTGAGTTTTATCTGTACTGATTCTTGCAGACCAAATCTGATAGAACCATCCGTCTACTGCTGACCCGATAGCAAATCCTCCATCTTCAAAATCTACTTCTTTGGTTACACTGAGATTACGAGCACCTAGAAAAGTACCGGGAAGGTTGACAATAGAGAGAGCATTACCCTGAAAGGCCATCAGATTCTAGTGAATGTATGTGTAAAATTAAGGGTCAAGGTATTACTTGATGTTTTAGGTATTGCAGGAGAGAAGCCATATTGCCAAGCAGTGTTTCCTGCAAAATAGAATGTCAAGGCAGAAATACCCCCTGTTACATTCCCTTGCGACGGTGGGAGAGATAATGCATATGTAACAACACCACCAGATGCAGAAGACGTCATATATGTTGATCCCACGCCAGTATTAGAAGTACCTCCAGTAATACTGGATGTTATTCCTTGAATAACCCCATTCGATACCATTAAATTAGAGGTGGCCTGTCCATTTAAAGCATAATAGGGTGACCATCCAGTATTACCAGCATAAGCTGCACGGCTGGTCCAGTTATAAGTAATACTATTTAATACCACCGTACCTGTATTATCTGTTAGCGGGGGGTTGATATAGGCGGTATAGTAAACATAAAGATATTCATTTGAAAGAACAGTGATTGTAGTTGGGCTCCCTACACCATCTACAATTAAAGCTCGACTGTATAAAGTAGAGCCTGTAGTCGCCCACCCCACGCCAATCTCTGACAGGTTTCCCGCAGCAACACCAAGACCAAATTGATATGTCATAGTAAGGGAGGCTGTATATGGGGAACTAGCTAAAGCAGTAGTAGAATAAGTTGTATATGATACACTAGCAATTTGAGATACCAATTGTGTATCAGAAGTAGTTGGAATAGTATTACCTGTACCGACTCGTGCATAAGTAGTGCTTAAAAGGAAATTATTAGTTTGAATTTGAGTGAACCCGATATCAGTAATCAGATTATCAAACTCTATCACTTGTTTAAGTGAATGGTCTTCCCGACGAACTTCACATTTAAACCGACCACCGATTTGTGTCGTAATGGGTATATTAAGTTGCATGATTAGGTTAGTGATCCACTAGATATAGTCGAAGAGGTTACAGAATACCCCTCTGGTGCATAATATGTATAAGTAATTACATCATTTATTAGAGACCCAGAAGTGATAGAAGAGGCACTGGCAGAAAGACCCTCTGGTGCATAATTATTATAATAAACAGCAGTTGTAACTAAGGTTCCACTACTAATGCTTGAAGTACCTACTGAGTATCCTTCTGGTGCATAGTTGTTATATGATAAAACACCTGTTAGTAGGGAACCAGAGGATATTGCAGATTGTGTTACAGAGAACCCTTCAATAGCAAATGGACTATATGCAGGAGTAGCTGAACTACTTGTAACTGATAGTCCATCTCTATTCTCAAGGGGATATAGTGTAGAGGTTAAGATAACCTCTGGCACAGAGAAAGAACCAGATTGGGTAAAGTAACAAACAGCTACAGCTTCATTAAGAGTACCAATGAGTTCATAAATACCATTCCAGTGTATTTTAAATACTTGGTTTTCTACAACTGCAATAGTGTCCCCGACAAAGTTATACATCCCTTGACCGACACTACGTCCACCACTCGCAGGTAAGGTTGTAAGTACAGAATATCCTGGACGCTTTACAATACGTTCTTTTTGTTTTAAAGTCTCTTTATAGCCATTTACAACTCGAGAATCTTTATAGAGTGTACCGTCTCTGGATCGAATCTGTTGTAAGAGCGATATACGTTCTGTTGGCATTATGGTGTAAATTTATCTGCGGGTTCCGGTCTTGTCCAAGGAGGTGCTTGTACATCTGCTACACCACGTACAAAGTCCTGTGGATGACGCGGTTCCCAATCATCCTTACAGACCATCATACCATCCCACCTAGCCCTTAATTGGGACCCCTTATATAGACGCCCACAGACATCGCATACAGCCTTCCAATCACCTCGGACATAGGTAGGTCTATAGCTCATAGTGATTTGCCTCCAGAACGCACCATAGAGCGTGTATCGGGGATAAAGAAGGTAGAGGTACTATCGGTATCCCAATCGGTCAGTTGAGCACGATAAGTATTAGCCCGTACAGCAATCTCTGCACGTGTGGGTGCAGGTACACCGTATTCAATAGCCATCTGGTCAGCGAGGTTCCAGACAAGACAGTTCATCCATTCTACGGGGAAGTCTGCTATATCCGTAGCATAGTTGATATCCTGTAGGGGCATTTGACAGACTAGGTGTATCTGTAAATTAGCTGCTGTATAAGCATCAGGAGTAAGGTATACATAGAGATTGCCATAGGTAGTATTCATACGATAGTAAAGACTATTAGGGGTACCTTGACTGCCCGGAGAGCCTAGTATATTATAATCACTCCTAGCTAAGAGCTGAAGAGGTACTCTATTCTGTGGACTAATAGATGTATTCTGATACCAAGCTTGGAGTATAGTAATGGGGCGGTCTGTTACAACTGCACCACTAATAGCATCGTACATTGGATATGTATTAGTCCCGCCTAGTACATACAGGGTCTGTGTAGCAATAGGCGTAAAGTATACTTCCTGATTCTTCCAGAGTTTCAATCCCTCTACATCCATCTGTTTGATTAACAGATTAAGGTTAAGAGAGGCATTCTGAATACTGGCTGCATCAGGGGTAGTACCAAGGTCTTGCACTCCAAGTTTACGGAGTGCCATCATTATTACTTGATCTCTTGTTATGCTAAACGTAGTAGACATTTTTATACCAATAGAGGATCATAAATTGGCAGGTCTGCCAAACCAGTATATGTATTTCCGGCACTTGTAGTTATAGTCATAGCAATACGGTAAACTGTATCAGCTACCCCATTATAAATCCTTTGTGCTACAGTTGGTGTAGAGACTAGGGGCGAGCTGATAAGGATATTGTTTGGGTTAGGATCAGTACCATTCATTACATTTACAGAACAGGTTGCACCAATAATAGTCTCACCAGAGACAAGTACTTCACTAAAATCAAAAGTGAATAATTCACTTTCAGTTGTAAGTTTATAACTAAAGGTATCAACCATTTGTCTTTTTCTGTGTAGTGGTGTTTACGAAAATATGCCTAGTTGTTTTTACAATTAGAGTTTTCTTATCCCGCCTCTGTAGCATTATTTTTCGAGATAGCGGAACTTTTATTGAATTAATTAGAGCTACAGTATTAAAGACAATATTTGCTTTACCAACAAAAGATAAAGTAGTTTTAGTTATAGCTTGGATATTGAAGGTAGTAGTAACACTGCCTGTAGAGGTAAATACACTAGAGTATACCCCAGAACCAATAAGAGAGGTTACCGCTAGTCCACTAGTGCTAATCTGGGTATTAGCTACAGCACCACCAACAGCGAAAAAATCCCCACTCCCAGTCATTACAAAAAAACTATCTTGTGATGCAAGAGAGGCAACAGGAGCAGAAGAAACAGGACCAAAACCCAACATTATGCGTACTGCCCACCAGTTGCAGTTGTTCCAGCAGTATCACCGGGGAGATATGTGGTAGCTGCACCATTAATGTAACAAGCAGAATTAAGATTAATGATGTATCGAACGCCTGTCGCTGATCCAGTAAAAGTAGCATTATTGCTTATTATAATTATACTTGCATTTCTCATATAAAGAAAAGCCCCACTAAATGCTGGTGTACCTGTGATGGTGATTGTTCTACCAGAGAGACCCCCAACAATTCCTAAGTCAGTTACTTGCCAATGTATAGGGGAGGGCCCTGCAATTGTATAATTTGACTGGCAAGTGATGATACCACTCTTTTGAGCATTTATATGTGCAGTTGCACACGCCCCAAAAACTATATTTTGAAAATTAATAATTCCACCATTTTGTGCATTAAGTCCATATCCACTTGTAGTTGTCTTTAGTGTAAACCCATTTATATTCCAAGCTACAGCTTGGTTTACAAGAAAACAATCACTAGAGGTAGTAGAGAGTATGCAGTTAGCTGGTGTAGTTGTATTACCTTGTATAATTGGAGGGAGGGTACCGATATAACTATTACATACACTAGTATTAGTATATGTCCCATCAGCTACTTGAATTGTTACTTGATACACCCCCATATCAAGAGAACAAACAGTATTAATTGCTTTTTGAATTGTCAAAAAAGGTGTACTAGCACTTAGGCCATTATTACTGTCACTACCTGTAGTAGCTACATAATAAGTTCTAGCAGCAGTTAAAAGCTCTCGTGTTGCAACAGCAGGACGAGTGCAGTACACAGAAGAACCCGTAGTGAAGTTAACAAGAGAGCCACTATTACTAGAATCAAGAACAGTATCCCTAGAAAGTGTCCAAGGTGTTCCTGATGTAACTGTACCCTCTCCAACCTCCCAAGAAGCACCATTTTCTATTGTATAGAATACCTTTTGACCGGATACAAAAGCTGAAGAAAAAGCACGAAAACCAGTAACAGCCCCTCCAAGAGAGATTGTACCAGTTCCCGTAGTAGCTGTAGTTTCTTTAACCCTATCTGCAACTGCACCCATATTAAGTCTCTACGATAGTTGAAGTTACGTTAATTTGAGGAGTAATGCCATCCATAATAGGGATGGAGGGACTCAGGGCACCTGAATAAAGGATTTGAGTCGCTCCAGAAGAAGCAATACCAATAGAGGCATAAGTTGCAGTGGTTGTTGTAGTTCCTGTTGGACAGGTAGGGAAACTAATAGCTGCTGTTGGACTAATAGAAGTTCCGGTGAGAGTCCACCCCGAACCCCTAGTAACTGCAACACGAGCATATCCTACATATGTAAGTTCACTAGTATTCTGTGTTCCACTTCCAGGATTAGCGGTATGCAAAGCGACGTATAGGTTAGTGAGAGGTGAAGCAGCAGCAGCAGCTATATTAATAAAGATTGTGTCAATAGTTCCCTTAAAAATGAGATCAAGGAAAGCCGTGTCTAGTGCTGTACTTTTAGGCATTACTACCCCTTATCGGTATTGCTTCTTACACTCAAGAACAATCGAAAAGACTTGAGTGCCACTAGTCCAACCAGTAGTCTGAATCAAAAGTTTACCAGTCTTACCAGCACCAGCATTATTTTGAAGACCCCCAAAGTTCCAGAAAGACATACGCCCCCGACCAGCAACAGGGAGGGCTACTACTGGTGTAGTTGCATCCCATTGTAACTGTACTTCAATTTGGTCAGTAAGAGAGTAGTCGATATGATCAATACGAACCGTAGTAGCAGTAAGCACACCAGAACCAGTATCATTGTCAACAAAGCTAGACGGATCAATAGCCGTTGTTGCAGCTAGATCGGAGGTGTCGAGCACCCCCGTCAGCTTCACGATATAGTTACTAGGGCCATTCTCTAGTACCTGAGTAAGAAAAGAATTAGCCATTGTCGTGCCCTATTAGAAACGAGAAGTACTCAGACCAGCATTATTCCGGGGGGTTTCTTCTGCTACCAAAACATAATCCAGAGTAAGAGTACGGGCAACACCTGTACTATTAATCAGTTGGAAGGTTGGGGTAATAGCAGTACCAACCATCGACAGACTAGGAATACTACCGATCATTGCATTGTTCAAGAACACAAGGAGGTCAGTACCGTTGTAGTATAACCCAAGCTCTACGTTGGTCGCAGCAACAAGAGTAGTGACAGAGGGGATCAAGGTAGTAGCCACACCCGAAGCAACAGCCTTCAAAGCGACTGTACCAACACCCGTAGCCTTTTCAAAGTAGATACCATTCTGATTAGAAGCAGTATCTACAAGACCCACACGCATCACAGAGTTGATAACTTCTGAAAGTTGGAACTGACAAACATACCAAGCCTGTTGGCCCAAAGTGAATCCGAAAGATGTACCAGTTTTTAGGACAAGACAGGAATCAGAAACACCAGTCGTAGTAGTAAGAACAGCCGTACCAGCAACACCACTACCCAGTGCAAAGGTAGGAGTACCCGTACCAGTGGTAGTAAAGTCGGTACCGATTAGTGTATCAAAGTCGTTGAAATAAGTGTGTACCCGACTAGTGTTAAGACCCCCAGTACGGATAGGGTCTGGGAGCGGGTAGTTAGCAAGAACATCGGTGCGGTATTGGGTTGCAACACCATTGAGAAAACGAGAGGGAGTGGCCATTTTAGTTCCTTTTGACGTTAGTGGCAAACGACCGGATGGTCGTCATTAGGAGTATTACTTAGGTTTTTTAATCGGAGGAACAGCAGGACGCTGCCCTTTATCTTCTTGATGCTGACCCATTACTTTCTCCAAAATAAAAAGAGAGAGATACTTATAAGTTTCCTTACTTTCTCTCTCTCAAATACTACAAGATAATAAAAGTATTATACCATACTTTTTATCTTAAGTCAACTAACCATTACGGGCCGTTAACACCCCAGATTGCCCGAGGATCAGTCCAACCAAAGCTATACCGCTCGTAACCCTTAGCCTTGGCGTTCATGGTATCAAAGTCATTATCCTGATCGAAAGTAATACCTACACGACTGTAGTACTTCAAACCATTCTGAATGTTAGTACGCAGGAACCAAGCATGGGGGGCAGTCAGGTAATGGTTCATTACGATACCTTCCGGTAGGGCATTGGTAGCCTTGAGGACGTTGATATCGTTGTTAGCCGAACCCGGAGTGTAGACACTCTTGAGGATACGGTTAGCATTGTACCACTCTTGACGAGCGATAATAAGACTACGGGGCATGACGTTAATCAAAAGGCCACGATCATTCTGATAGCCCATGATTGCGATCATAGCATCTTCCAAAGAGGCTTCTGACAGGTCAGCAGACACCGTAGGTGTATTAGCATAGGTACCACCAGAAGTATTCGGATGATTAGTTGCACACAAAGTTACGCCATCACCACCCGTATAGCCGCCAGTGAATGCACGGTTATAGATATTAGCAGCAACGTTTTCCTTGGTTTGACGGAAACCCATAGCCAACGAAGCAGCACGACGCTTGGAGACTTCCAGATATAGGTTGTCATCAAGCTCTTCCTTGGTTACGATGTAACCGGAAGCATATGCTACGTGGGTATAACGGGTCGTAAAGCCCTGCATCTCGGAGTCGTAGTTAACGCCTTGACCTTCCGGTTTAATCGGGGCAAGCCCAAAACCAGTCAGTTGGACATCTTCTTCGTAGTTCTGAGAAGAGGTTTCAGAATCAAACAACTTATCATACTCGGTAGTATGTTCGTCATAAGCCTGACCCCACCAAGCTTTGACACCAGGCCAAAGTGCTTTCGGGTGGGTTGCAGTAGTGATAATACCAGCCATGTTATATATCTCCTAATTAAGCGCCAGCGTTGCCGCCGAAGTATTGATGCTTATTCCAAACACACAGAACTTTAGCATAGGCACCCACACTGTTGTTCGGGGCTTGGGCAAGACCAATAATATGGATAGGCAGAGTGCTGGTCGTAGCAAGGCCAGTCAACACAGTCGAAGACTGCGGTGAAGTCATGCTAAGGGTCGTCTGGTTAGCCGTAATGGTCATTGTGGCATTCTGAGACATATTAGAAGCCGTAATAGCCGTGCTATCAGTCTGTGCCAGGAAGATAATATCTGGATCATCTACAACATAGGCATAATGAACACCAGAGTTGACCGGCAAATAGTTCTGAGAAAGCTTCAGATCATTGCCTTGCAAGGAGGTGCCCGGATCAGCAGTACGGATACCTACAATGATACCCAAAGGAATATCAGTTGCAGGGGTGGTAATTTTGGTTACATAGGGGACGCCGTTTGCATCGGAACCAGTTGCAATCTTGACAGCATCGCCAATAGCGTAGCTGTTAGAAGCATCATTAGCGATACAATACAGACGACCAGCCTGGTTCCACGATTGGCCCGAAATGGTACCAACCGGAGAAAGGCCGAACGGGGTATTGGTGTTAGCCATTTAAATTAAACTCCAAGAAAAAGATTATTTGATTTTGGTGCCAGCATCATACAAGCCTTCAGCCGAGTGCCCTGGGGCAGTGAACTTACCGCTTCTGATTGCTGCATCAGTCTTATCATTACGCTGTTGGAGGAGTGCTTGATCTTCGTCATACCACTCTTGTTTGATCTTCATCAGGAAACCATACTTGGGTTCCCCAATACCATCTGTACCAACCAGGTATCGAACCTTGCTTCCAACATCAGTATTGTTAGAGACTACCTTTGCTGATGCTCCACCTATCTCTTCAGGCTCAACAAACTCATAGCCATTATCAAGTGCTTGCTGTACACGACCAGGTTCATCATTGAACACGTGCAGATGATAACCGGGGATAGTGTTACTTACACTGATCTTACTTTGCGTACCGTTAAAAGAGCCACGTACTTTACGTTTAGCAGGTTTTACCTTTTGCTCCTCAGGTACATTTGAAGCAGCTACACGAGCCAGTGCGTCATCTTTCTTTTGTTCAATAGTCTTTGCATAAGCCATTTTATATCTCCCTATTATTCCCAAGCGTACTCAGCAACATATTGTTCCCGAGTCATTAGTTTCTGATTTACAAATCGGTCACAAGCAGCCTTAGCTTCAGCAGGAAGAGCTTCATATGAATGCTTCTTACTGCTAGTGGGGCGGCTAGTTGACCTACCTTCTACCGGATTGTGAGGAGGGGTTTCTCGGGGGTTCCGAATGCTTGCCAGTTCCTCATCCAACTTATCTAGAAAAGCCTTACCAGTCAGGCCAGGATTTTCTGTACGGATCGTCTCCCCAAGTGCATTAGCGATCCCAGTAAGTCTACGATCCTGTCCAAACCAAGTGTTGCTATCTAACCAAGTTTGAAGTGATGGATCAATTGCTGTGGTATCCGGTTTAGGGATTTCTTTCTTTTCCAGTGCCTTTCGATTGGCCTCTTCATGTTGCTCTTTGGCAACATCAATGGCTTCATCAATCGCTACAACACGTTCACCATCTCCTTCATTGATGGCTTCTTTCTTCTGTTCACGGAGCAATTTAATCTGCTCTTTGTATTCCTCTGCCTTCCTTTCAAAGTTCTCTTTTTGAAAGGCTTGAAACTCACGAGCAACAGTACGTGCCTCTTCAGCTGCCTGTTTTGCTTCATTCAGTTCCTTAAGCAACTTCTCGTTATTACGCCGTAGAATGGGCATAATAGCTTCACCACGTTTTACAAAGGTCTTAGCATCTACGAAGTCTTCAGGATCACCCTTCCAATCTTCTTCACCTCGCCAGCCTTGTGCTCGGGCTTCCTCTTCATAATTACGAGAAGAGACTTCTGCTTGTACTTCTTGTTCTTGCTCACTCATGATTCTTCCTTTACAGATTCTTGGCTAGGTGGGGATCAACAACATCAACATCTTGGTCTAGGGTAGCGACAATATCTTCATCATTGATGATCCGGTATCGTACCTTGTCTTTACCAAGATAGAGTAGTCCTGAGTATTTACCGAAGATAACTTTATCTCCAGCTTTACACCACGTATTACACTCAGCCCCTACTTCAACAACGATAGCAGTAGTGTTTGCCATTCGTTCTCGTTCAAGACCTTCTCCATGTGCGATCACAATCCCGGAGGAAGTCGTCTCTTCAAGCTCAAAAGGTTTAACGAGGAGTCGCCAACCTTTAGGATGAATACCTGATTTGTTAATCATTCCGTACCTCACTTTGACTAGCTAAACTGTCCATCAAATCCCGGTAATCCATACGAAGGATTTGAACTATGGCTGCGGCACGACCTCGAACATCTTCATCATTCTCAGTACCTGCAATAAGCATTTCTTTAAGATTCTCTCGGTCATTAAAGAGAGCTTTTAAGAAAGCCTGTGTTACACTATGCCCACGCCACTCGATATACTCTTGCTCTGTTACTACAATAGGTTTACTCACTTACTCTCCTGTTTAAGACATGCTTGTTTCACCCGTAGTCTGGACATTCTCTTGTTGATTGTCCTGTGACATACTGTCAGACACTTTCAGCATGGTTTCAATAGCTTTTAACATACCATCCTGTCTGTGTTTTGCGGCTGCAATCTCTGCATTCATAGCAGCAATTGCATGACCTGTTTGCACACCCTTGGCATCAGCAACAGCCTTCATAGCCTCTGCTTCCAGTTTATGAATATGTGCTTGATTGGTCTCTGCATCCTTCATGATCTTCATCATGCCCAACTTAAACTTAAGTTGCATATCTGCTTGTTTAACCTGTGCCTTGATATTCTCTACCTGAACCTTTGGATTAGGCATTGGCGGAATAGCATCAGGTCCATTCGGATCAGGCAGGATACGATCAATATCTGGTACCTTAAGTGCCTTAGCATATCGAATCTGTGCCTCATGCAGGTTAACTCCTGGGGTTGTACTCGCAAGTTGAAGCATAGCTTGAGCTTGCTGCATACGCTGTGCATCAGAGACAATATTAGGATCAGCGGAGGGAGAGACATCAGAAGAGTCTCCCTTCTGGTAATCCTCGGGCTTCACATAGTTAAGCATACCACCACCACCAAACTCAGTCAGCTCTGTTACATAGAACTGGTTCAAGCGGTAGAGTTTACGGAACTCTTTCTTAAGGCTACGGTAGGTACGTTTAAAGATACCTGAGAAAATCTTCATACCCTGTTCTGCCATTGTACGACTAGTCTCAGCAGGGGTATTCTGACCGGGGTTCTGTCCAACAAGGATGTCTACAGAACCGCCAATACGCTCACCATAATTGATAAGCAAAGAAAGCAAAGTAAAGAGAACTTGGGAGGGCTCCCGAACAGGGAGCGGGAAAACACCCTTACGGAGATCATCTCCAGTACTGTCCACCGGCTTCCATTCAAGGGGAGCGAAGGAAGTGTTACCACCACGAATCTTTACACCACGTGCAATAAAGCCACCTGCTGTGTTCGCCATTGTACCCGCATCAATAAGTTGGTTGATAAGGGTATCAATAGATTGATTCAAAGGACCAAGAAGAACTCCAAACCCAAGGTCATAGAAACCACCATCAGGTGAGGGTATAAATGGGAACTTGGTAAAATAAGATTCAGGTTTGATAGAAAGAATCTTATCGTTCTTCTTGTGTACACTACCTCGCACAAAACGAGCAACTATACGGAGGATTTGACGAGTATCTCTACGAAGATAAACGATGTAGGGTTCCTCATAACCATCATCATCCAGGTCAAGCCAAGTATGTTGCTCCAGGATTTCATAAGGAGTTGATGGGTCATTAGACTGGGGAGCAGTAATACCTTGAGCACGATCATGTGCACTTGTCAGGTTAGAGGTAGCAGGAGTATTGGGTGCCACTTCTTCCATCTCAGACCACAGACCACGAGCTACCCTCTCATAGATATCATTCTTGGACATATAGAGAATCTGCGTCACACGAGGAGCAGAATCAAGGTCTTTAGTCCAGTAGTTTACTACAAGGTCTTTAGCAAGAATGTTCTCGGAAACATTATGCCCCTTGATGGGATCATAGTAAGTTTTCTTGAAAGCAGTACCGATGATGGGCTGTGTAATGAGCACCCGATCAAACTCTTCTTCCCAGTTTTCATCCTGTTCGAGAATCTGCCAACTCATGTGGTTCTCGATACGTTCTGCACGAGAGGTCACTGGAACCGTTTTGGGGGCCTGTGGCGGCTGCGGAGCGCCTCCTGGGGCTCCCATACCACCCATAGGCATTGGAGGTTGCTGTGGGGCGCTATTGGTCGTCTCTGTGGAGAATGCAGGACGACGGCATTGAATAGGTGTGCTACTTTGCATCAAAGCAGGGTAAGCACGAGCATGGTACTGAAGAGCAGCGATAGTAATTAGGGGGAAGCGAACATTAGAGGCTCCCGGCCAAGGGAAGGATTTAGTTTCTGCCACTTGAAGCGCCAGTTTCATGGACTCTTCAGTACGCCGTTCCCAGTCCGAGCGAGAGTTCAAATCAACAGTAAAGCCTTCATAGACCTTATGAGAAATGGATTCCAGTTCTTTCTTTTCTAGCAGCTCTGCTACGTTATCTGACTTCAGAATCTCATTAATCGTTAGGGCCATATTCTCTCTTTAGTATCCAGTTGTGACGTTACGACCCATTTGATCATAACCCGAATCATGCAAATTATAATGGTATTCTTCTTCTTCCCGTTCCTGCTCTGTAGCAGCGTCCTGCACTTGATCCAGGATCAAGCCTACCCAACTAAGCGCATCTACTTGGTCATCATGACGGGACTTGGGAAAACGAACCATTTCATCTTCTAGTTCATGATACCAGTCAGAATCTTTATCGAAGCGAACACCACCTGCTCGTAGACGGGCTTGAAAGGCACGTGCCCTTGTTTGCTTATCCTTTGTAGGGGTCATGGGGTGCAAAGGAAGGAAGCGGTTTCTCTTTAGCATCTCTGCCCGAATAACAGGACCAAGGGACTTCTCGATAGTGCCACGTTCAACAACAAAGAGATCAGGCTTATATCGCTTATCTACAGCAAACATCTCGTCAATGACTTCAAGAGAATCCCATCGACCCCTTCGCATATCCTCTACGTGGATAATACCCTTTTCATCTACTCCGACAACAGCAATAGCTGTGTAGTCAGAACGGGCAACAGTAGAGACAGCAAAGTCAATAGCAACGTAGTATCGTTTCTCTTTCTTTTTGTCTTCCTCGGACTGTGGCAGGAAATCCGAGCGTTTGAAGTAAGAGATTGTTTCATCAATCGGGTAGTTCAGATACTCTTGAGCGTAGATATCTGAAAGCCCCTTATTTGTTAAGTCTTCCTTAAGGCGCTGAAAGTATTCAGCAGTATACATATCAGGCCAGAGGATATGTGTAAAGTCCTCGTTATGTGCCCGATAGCGAATACTCTTCCAGAGGGAGCGAGTAACAAAGTTATATTCCTTGAGTGGTTCTACAATAGTAGACTTCAAGGAACTCTCGGGCATCAGGTTGTTGAGCAGAGAGTCCATATGCAGAATGGTACCTACTACCCGAACAATGCCTCCCTTTGACATGGAAGGTAGAAGGGCACCCTCAAACCACCTTTTGAACTTCTCTCTTCGTTCTCTGTTGTAGACCTGTTCATCGCTCTCAAGGTCATCACAAACAATCAAATCAGGACGAAGATTATTCCACTTGGTACCCCGTACTCTTTGCTCAGAGCCTTTGGCAATGATGCGAAAGGTAAACCCATCTTCAAAGGCTACGATAATGTCGTTGCCTGTATCCTTGATAAACTCTTTCACTTTGAAAAGGTTTATCAGGTCTTCGTTGTCCTTCAACTCGGTCTTGATGTCTCCGAGGAAGTTCACAGCCTGGCTCTCTGTATCAGAGACAATCATTACAAACCTACGCTCTCGGAATAGTACATTAGCAAGAACGTAAGCAAAGGTAATAGCTGTAGACTTACCATGTCTACGAGGTGCAGCAGCAGCTATATGGGTATGCTTGCTAGTGAATAACTCCCAGAGGTCTAGATGGAACTGTGGAGTACTTGTTCTTCCATCATACCTGCTAGAAAGCAAAGAGGTAGCAAACCCGTTAATAATACTTGCTGTTAGCATTTATTTGTGCTTCTTCTGCTTCTCGCCTTTGTGGTGACCATTATCAGAACGATTAGCAGAAACAGAACGAAGACGGGTATTACCAAGAGACTTTGAACCACCGGAGCGAAGAGGTTTCTTGTGATCTACGTCCATACCCGGTTTACCTTTAGCACGTGCAGCCTTGTTCCGAGCTGCCCGATCTTTCTTTGCTTTAGGCGAAGAATGATGAAGTTCATACTCCCGTTTGTAATTCCGTTGTGCTTGCAATTACTTCCCCTTGGATTTCAGTTGCCTTGCTGAACTTCTCGAATGTCTCAGCAAGTTTATTCAGTCGGTCATCTACGCCAATACGAGAGGAGATGGATGTAGGCTCTCCTCGGTTCAATCGTCTTTGGTTAGTAAGGTTTTGGAAAAGGGTAGCAAGAACTTTAGTATCTACGGGTTTACGACGGAGTTCTCCAGACCTTTGATCGTAGATGTAATCTCCGTTTTCCAACCTCTCAGAAAGATGCACAAGAGTCTTATCAAGAACCTTGTTGATCTGTGCTCCCAACTCTTCGTTCTGTTCAACGTAGATTTGGTGAGTAAGGTCTATCCACCAAGGTTCCTGCTTCCAGGTACGGATGTGACCTTCAGGGATATTGGTGATCTTGGAGACTTGAAGAACATCTCCGTATACGGCATAGAGAGTACAAGCTTCAACCTTACGATCCAAGGAGAACCACTTAGGGTTCTTCTTCTCCCGAGTGGGAGGTCTTCCTCTTCGCTTACCCAGTACAATCTTCTTAGGCTCTCCTTCGACTACAACGTAGTAGCCAGAGTCCTTTTCTTCTCTTGTGTCAGCGGGTAGTTCAGAACGTAACATGCAAGTCTCTATCTTTAATCTATAAAGTATTATACCACAAAGATATGGTATATGTCAACAGGGGGGAGCACAAGAAGAGGAAGCGAAGAAAACTTAAGATCGGAATACTATAGTAAACTTAGTATACTTGGTCTCTCTTTCTTTTATTGCTGTTATTCTGTTTTTATCTAAGTAAACTATAGTAAACCTAATATATATAATATATATATAATATAGTTTTTATTATAGCATAAAAAAGAAAAGAAGTCAACAGCAGAGAGAGAAAATTTATAAAATATTTTTATAGAAGAGAGCAGAGAGCAAAATCTCTAAAAATTTTATAAAAAATAGTAGGGTGTATATTTTAAAAAATTTTATCTCCAATTTTTCCCCCCACCCCCCGCCCATCCTGCTTATCTCGCTACCATAAGTTAGTGCTCACTACCATATATGTATATCGAAAGTTATAGACATATATCGAAAGATATAGATATATATCGGAAGTTATAGACATATAACGGAAGTTATATATCGAGGGTGTTGACTGACCGGTCAACTAAATAGCGAACTTGATA